TAACCACGAAACAGTAGATGCTATGGATGCTAATTTGAGCGATCCATTTTTTGAGGTTGATGGAGTATTTAAGTTTCCGCTTATGGGGTTTAGTGATGACCTATCTATAACTATATCATCGGACTATCCAAATCCGATGAACTTAACTAATATTGAACTAGCGGGGAAATTTAAACGTGTCCCGCATTTTTTAACAACATAGGAGGAAAGCTGTGGCTTATGATAACAACTCTGATAAGATAACATTTATATCAAAAACAGGCAGTGAGATTACATCCAATAACTATATAGTTGATATTTCGTCATTGCTTGACAGCACAACCCAGCTTGGAACATCTCTATCAGATCAGGATGAGTTTATGGTAGTAAGAAAGTTTGATGCAAGCTCCATATCTCCTTCTATTACCGCAGCTGAAGCATGGTCAGCATGGACTTTGCCAAATACTAATACTAGTGGAAGTACAATGTATTCCCTTAGTCAGTCAAATATTACATTTTCCCAGACAGCCGCAGACTATACTTGGACAACTACACATAGCGGTCGAGCTGCTGCTATAGTCCTGCCTGTAATTGCTGCAGCAGATACTATATACATATTAAGAAAAACATATAATATACAAAAGCTTATTAACTGGACTACTGGCTCTAAAATAACTAGCAGTAGCCTTAACTTATCTAGTGACCAGTTATTATTCTTAAGCCAAGAACTTATGACCCTATGGCATAATTTCCATACAATGAATCCAAGTGTTGGGCAGCCAGACGGAATATGCCCACTAAATTCAAGTGGTGTAATAGCTAGTACTTATTTAGGAGCAACAGCAAGTGTGGGTGACGGCATAGAAGGTGATGGCAGTGCTTCTTCCCCAATAAAAATAGACCTTGCGGGTACTGATGGTGATGCAAGTGGTTTAGCTTTTAGTAGTGGTGATCTTAAGGCTGATACTGTAGATAGTGTTACTTCAACAGATGTTTATAAGCCTCTATCGGCTAATCAAGGTAAACTATTACAAGATCAGATTACGGGTATAGGTACATCTATTGTTTATAAGGGTGCCCACAACTTGAATACGACTACTGAAACAGCTGCGGTTGGGACAGACTCTCCAACTGCAGGTTGGACAGTTACACAAAGTACAACTGGAGTAGCAGACGCTTCGTGGACAGGTCTATCTGGTAGTATTGCTGCTGGTACTGTTATTAGATTTGGTGGAACAAACTGGGAAGTAGTTTCAGCAACTACAGCAGTACTAGCTGATGGTAGTGTTGCACTTAATACAGCACAAAAAGCAGTTACCCAAGCACCCGATGAAGGCGATAAGACTGATGGGGAAGAGAAATCAGTAGCAACTGTAGAATATGTAGAAGATGCTATTGTTAATACTAAGCTATCAGAGCTTAGTGATGTTATCAAAAGCAATGCCACGGCAACCGTTACTATTACAGACGTTACTGAGCTCAACAATGGTGATAAGGTAAATCTAATTGCTGCTGACACCACTTCTCATGACTTCACAGTAGGTGATGTGGCTGGTGGTGGTACTTGGATTGCAGAGGTAGATAACGACACAAGTGCAACAAACCTCAAACTCCAGATAGACGCAAATGCAAAGTTTTCTGCTACGGTATCCGGGGCAGTTGTAACTATAACCCAAGCAACAGCAGGTGCTAATGGTAATACCGCAATTACTCTAACAGACAGTTTCACTGCTGGTATGACAAAAACAGACTTTACTGGCGGAGCAACTGGTACTGCACCTGTTGCAGGAAACCTAGTATACTATGATGGAGATACCTGGGAAACCGTAGCATTAAAGACTACTGTTCCTACGGGTACAGTTCTTACTACCGCTGATAATATAGCTGATCTAGCCGATGTTGGGACTACTTCACCTAGTTCATCGGAAGCGTTAGTATGGGATGGAGATTCGTGGGAGCCAACAGCTATAGCAGGTCTTACGTCCCTTATGGTTGTATGTGGAGGCGATGGAGATGGAACTGGCGATGAGTCTGACCATGTAGATGATGCTTTTAATGACTCTACTTTAGGACATCAGGGAGATCCTGGAAGTACTACGTTATCTTTGTGTGAATTTAGAGGCAGAACACATAAGATTGGAGACGGTGCTGATGTAGCTCAACCAGTAGAAATTCCATATAAACAAGATATAACTTATCGCAATGGTACGTTTAATTTTGACTTGTCCGATACATATGATCAATATGTAATAAGAACTAGGACAGATGCGACAACTTTATCTACAACTACTACTGCTGCTATTGAGTGGATGGCTAAAAAAATAATTGTTAGCGATGAAACAGGATTTTATGAAGGTGATTATATTCAACTTATCGCCGATACAGATGATCCTCGGTCTGTTATGTTTGACGATAATACAGATAAGTATTATGGTTTACTGATTACCAAGATTGTTGGAATACAACCTGATACTAATACTATAGTACTTGCAGATCCTGTACCCTTTGCAGCTGCAGCAGGAGTAACAGTATCCAGAACTGGGGCTACAAAAGATGCCGAAAATGGAAAGGCACAACTAAAGAATATTACGTTTGAAAACATAAAACTTAGGGATATACACCACGATGTAGTATATCTAGGATCTAGTCCAGTAGAAATGCTTGCCGTAAACGATACAACTGTTACTGTTGATTTACCTGCGGGTCATGATATGAGGGTAGGTGGAGTTATACGTCTTCAGGATGTTGATGCTTCTAATGGAGAGCTACTAGTGGGTGATCAATATGATACTATCAATAATCAATTTGCTATTACTGCTATAACAGATACTAATACTGCAACATTTACTTTAGCTAATAGTGGCGAATGTGGTGTTGATGGTAATGTAGGTGGTCTTTATCCGGTAATGCAGATAAGTTCACATAATGGTATCTTAATAGAATATGGACACAATATCGTATTTCGAAACTGTACCTTTGATGGCTTTAATAACTTTGCGGTAAACTTAGCAAGGTGTAAAAACGTACTTTTTGATAACTGTACATTCTTAAATACTAATGGGCTTGGTTTCTATGATGCAGCTATTCGTATATCAGAATGCGATGGCGTTACAATTCGTAATTGCACATTTGAAAACTGTTGTACATGTGTCTTAGTAGCTGCATCGGCTTCGTATTCTTCTAGAAATATACAAATAACAAATAACACTATGTCTTATACAGACTGCGGTGTATATATAGATGCTTATATACATGATAATTTTGACTTTAAAGATAATTACTGTACAGTTGTAGCTTTTAATCCAAATCGTATTCATCAAGGCAGACAGCTTACAACAAGTGTTAGAGCTATTATAGCCGCTGTATATAATAAATCAGCTATATATAGTTGTAATATTACAAACAATGTGTGCAGCAATCTAATAAGACAGCCAGTAGTTGGGTCATGGGAAGAAGATAAATTTTGGGGATGGGGAGATGGTATTGAATATAGTACCCAAGGGGGAAATCTCGCAGACGAACATATGTTGCCAGGACATGAATATGGATTTAGGATAGGGGTAAGTGCATATCAAGATAGCCTTATGGCAAGATATGTAGAAACTGTATACAGAGGCAGAACAGCTACATCTTCTTATAACATCAGTGATAATACAATAACAGCTCTTAAGGGAGCTATTGCTACTAAGATGTGGTGGAATCATACTAATAGTACTGAAGTGACAAGTGTAAGCGGTATACGGATTAATAATAATACTATTAGCTGGACACACATTGGTATTTCTTTTCTAGGTGCCCATACAAATAAGTTTGGTCATGGTCAGCATATACAAATTTTCGATGCTATGATAAGTCACAATCAAATTAACATGATATCTCATGTTATGTGGTCGGCTTCCGATGTATCTGGGTACTGGGGACACTTGCCAGGAAAATGGTGTAAACTTAATGTAGAAGAAGAGGGATATAGAGGAACCTTGATAACAGATGTTGATGGTCAATGGCATAACCAAAGCCCACAACGCCCTGTCGGATTATACTTTCACCAGGGTTTTGCCGATGAGGCTGGAACACCTACACAAGTTGATGATTTGAGAATTGTATTTAACGCATGTAGTGCTCGTAGTAATCATTTTACCGCAAGTCTGCATGAGAATGATGAGGTTGGCATTCTAATGGGTTCTGTAGGAGGAAACATGACTCTGTTTAACTCATTTGATATAATTTACAATACATTTATTGATCTCTATTACGGTATTATTGCCCGACCAAAAAGATCTGGAATTAATATGCTTTGGAATTTCTTTTATAGCAATAATACTTGGCGAACTAGCACTGGCTATGGTGCCTGGTCAGCTGACCATGACAATAAAGCAATATAACGTATAATGAATAAAATAAAAAAACTAAACAATATATTCCTTGAGACTTTACTCTTGGATTTAGATGATCCCCAAAAGTGTACACCTGGTTTATACCAAGTTATACGTGGGGTCATTAATGACAACAAAGAAATGTTAGACAGTATACCTAAAGAATCTTTAGACTTCTTAGAAGATAAGATGAAAGACAGTTTACCGTTTAAGAAAGCTATGGGAGAATAATTATGGGAATTTTTAGTGCTTTTCAACAGGCTGGGGTAATAGGAAAATTAAAGGCTTATAAAAACATAGGAGCCCCAAATACAAAAATGGGTGGTACTGTTTTTAAAGACTTTGGTAGAGGTATGGGTTTTCTTGGGCTTAGAGGTCTGGTTAAAAAAGGAAAAAAGGGGACTGGTAAGTTTAACCCTAAGTATATAAAATAAGGAGGTATTATAATGCCGGAAAGAACAGTAAAGACAACAGCACCTGGAGTAGAGAATCCATATGGAACCTATACTACTCTTTATGGGTCGCATCGTATGGGTGAAATGTATGCTAATGCAGCAAACGATTACTCAGTTAAAGGCGGTAGTAAGAAGAAAGCTACAACTAAGAAGACTAGTAAAAAGGAATATTAATATGGCAACATACAAGATAAAAAAAAGGACAATTACACCATCACCTAAGAAAAAACCTAAGATAAAAAAGAAGGTTATTAGGCGTAAGAAGATAAGAAGTTATTAATGGCAAAACGTAAGTGGATTCAAAAGGCTACAGCCAAAATGAAAAGAAAGGGTACAGTAGGATCTTTTAGCAGAGCAGCAAAGAAGGCAGGTATGTCTACTTCTGCATTTGCTACTAAAGTTCTTGCAAAGGGATCTAAGTATTCGGCTGCCATGAAAAAGAAAGCTAACTTTGCTAGGAATGTAAAGAAGAAATGAATATACCTAAAGAAATGATTGATGATTTTCGTAATCATCTATGGGCTTGCTTTAAATACTTGGGGTTGGGAGAACCTACACCCGCACAGTATGCTATGGCTGATGCTCTTCAGGGTGGTCCTACCGATATGCAGTTACAGGCTGGTCGAGGCTTTGGTAAGTCTGTGATTACAGCGTGTCTTGCATCTTGGTTCTTATTGAAAGATCCTAATACTACTATTATGGTAGTTTCTGCAACAGGTAATAAGGCTACTGAGTTTATCTCTATGACAAGAAAGATTCTTGATCTTGTGCCATATTGCGAGCACCTAAGACCCGGAGATCACACAACAGACAATGCCTTTGCATTCGATGTAGAGTGCCGTACTAAGATAGGGCAAGATAAGTCTTGTTTTGCTAGGGGTATAGGTTCTCAGATTACAGGTAGCCATGCTGAATATGTTATTGCTGATGATGTTGAAATCGAAGGCAACTGTGAGACAGCTAATGCTAGAGAAAAACTTATGACTAAGGTTTCTGAGTTTGAACAGATTCGTAATGTTGGTGGTAGAGTTATCTTCCTAGGTACACCACAGATTAAGGATAGTATATATAATCAACTATCTTCAGGATATGAGGTGACTAAGTTTCCAGCGGTTATGCCTAATAAAGACAATCCAATAGAAACAGAATGTGTAAATGAATGGGTATTACAGCTGGGAATAGAAGAGGGAGAGCCTACACAGCCAGAAAGATTTCCTAAAGATGTTCTATTAGAACGAATGGCTAAGATTGGACCAAAGCTCTTTGCCCTACACTATAAACTAGACACTTCCTTAGCTGACTTTGAGAAATTCCCACTAAGACTATCTGATCTTATTGTAATAGACGTACACCCAGACATGTGTCCTGAGAAAATCATATGGGCTAACTCTAAACCAATGCGTGGAGTTCCATCTTTTGGTTTAACAGGTGATGTTATCTTTGAACCCATGTGGATAGCAGATAAGTTCATTCCCTATACCCAAAGAGTAATGTATATAGACCCCTCGGGTAGAGGAGAGGACGAAACTGCCGTATGTATAGCATCTTTTGCTAATGGATACATCTATATTCATGAGTTGGTTGGATATATAGGTGGCTATGAGAAGAACATACTTAAAAAGATTTCTAGATTAGCCTATGAGTACAGTGTTAAGCTGGTTCGGGTAGAATCCAACTTCGGAGATGCTATGTTCTGTCAACTATTAGCTCCTATTATGACTGAGATATGTGGGTCTATAGCTATTGAAGACTTTAGAGCTTCAGGTCGTAAAGAACCTAGGATTATATCCTCTCTAGAACCCGTCATGTCTCAACACCGCCTAGTATTTGATAAGAAAGCTATATGCCAAGAGGAAACACAAAAACAAATTACAAGAATCTTTGATAAGCGTGGTGCTTTACCCCATGATGATAGGATAGACTGCCTAGCAGCTACTGTTAGCTACTGGGAAGGACTATTGGCTCTCGATGTAGATGTGATTATAGATAAGAATAGAGAAATAGCACGTAAAAATGTTATTGATACATGGCTTGATGATGATCGTAGGATGGGTATGTGGTCCGAGAAACTAAGCGGTGCCGTTATATTCCACAAGGACTGTAAGCCTGCGGATAAAAATAATAATAAATGGGCTAATAATAGACGTGGCCGTAGATGGGCCTAGGATTGGCTGTATGGGCTTCTTGGGTTTACCCAAGGATACCCCTAGTTAAACGAAGAACTGCCTTAGACAGGCTATATGACACCTTAAAAGGAGAACGAGTATGCCAATGATATGGATGATGGCTTTATCGGCAGGTCAAGCTTTTATGGGAGCTGGAGCCGCAAAAGCTGATGCCGCTGCAAAGAAGTTACAGTTTGAGGAACAGCGATTTAATGCTAGGA